GAGTTGAAATCTGCACCAATCGTGGTAGGCCTCGAGGTCCTCCCACACCTTTACAACGTCAGGACGATTTTCAAAGTACCTGTAGTCCTTGTAGTTTTTCATCGATGTTCCTTTTAGTATTTGATGAATGAACCATTTTCTCCGTCTTCGGAGACCTCAATCCAAATCTCGCGACCTGGATACTTTTTGCTAATGACGTCATATAAGTCGCCTGACATCATTTCACAACTCTTATAATCTAAACTTAGTGTAGCATCTTTGTAGAGATTTAGCAACCATCGTTTAAACTGAATAAACTCAATATCACGATCATCGTGTGTAACGCCAATCCAAACTTTGAAGTGAAAGATGTGACGATGCGGATAACCTAGAAAACTTACATCATATTCATCACCTGTAGCAAGTGCTGGGTCTGTAAGTGCAGCTGGATATTTGTGCATACCTTCTTTCTGAAAGGTAACCCAAATCATTTTGTTAGGTCTAACGTCTTGTCGAATGTTCATCTTAGTTGTTCCATGGTTATAATTTTAGATAATTCTTCACCGAGATCTTTATCTTCAGTGACCACATGTAGACTGTGTCGATTCTCATCGTTCTTTCGGTCATACTTGGTAGTTTCAATGATAGTACCGCCACTAGCGCCATAGACATTTAGTCGAAAACCTTGTGATGCAATGTTTGGGCCTTCGCTGTCAACTGAAATAAGCTGATTACTGTAATCTTCTTCGTCGTTCATTAGCCAGTTGCGAATTTTTTGTTTAAATGTTAATTTCATAGGTTTCTTTTCTACTACACTTCTTGCACGATTAATTTTATTAGCACCGCGGATTCTTGGAACCTTTGTCACCGATGCTACTGCGTAGCCACCACTCATTTGATAATCTCATCTTTACCATATTGATCCCAACTAGTAAACTTATTTCTATCTAGTAGGTCATGGAGGTTATGGCACCACACTCCGTGATTAGTTGCTTTAAAGTCTTTGTCATCAATTTTCAGCGTAGCGTTATAGCCTAGTTGATTAATATAAGGTAATTTTACACTAATCTGCGGAATAAATCTACGCTTTTCGGTAAGACCACTTTCAAGCAATCCTTCCGTTTCACGAACATCAAAGTCTAAGGTACACCAAAATTCGTCCTCTGCATCTAAGCAGACATAGATCATATCTTCCCAAGGACGCCATGTTTCTGTATCGTTAACACCATTAGTCTTAAAACTTTGATTAGCACCAAAGTAAATATGTTTGCACCTGTTGTTACGAGCCAATTCCATAATAATATATGGATCATGCACACCTACAACAAACAGTGTTTTCATTCCGTAGGCAGGAGTATGTTCAATCTCTACGCCGGTGAAGAAGGTAATGCTATCAGCAACACCTGAATCGTAATTTCTTTTCATTTTTTAAATAAATTTTGAATTGATCGGATTAGATTAAGAAATCGAAAATGATAGTCGGTTAAGAATGGAGTTCGATGCGGACAACGACCTTGTTGCCAATCACAGTTAACTGTGATTTCTTGCCTGCATGTGTCGCATTTCATAGTTCTAGTCCATTTCTTCTTGCTTCTTGTTCTGCCTGCGCTTCTTGCATCACTGCTTCGTGCTTGTGTTTAAGTATAACAATATCATCCTTTAAACGCAACCTTTGTTTCTTCAATTCTTCTATTTTTAGGTCATCAAAGATACCAGTTTTTTCCATACTGTCTATCTGTTTGTCCAAAGCACGGTGAGCTTCTTCTAGATGCTTGATTCTATTTTGATACATATCAACTCCTTATTCTACAACCAAACTGTTTAATTCGTCATCGTCTGGATTGGCAAAATCAATTTCGCCTGCTTTCTTGCCATCATCGAAATCAAATAAGTTACCAAATGTGTTAGCAGCAGGACCGCCTTGTAAACGTGAACCTTCTAGTGATTTCAAGAACTGCGCACCAGTTTCAATCATATCAAACGCTTCTGCTTTGGTTTTGGTATTGAATAGTTCTTCAACAAATGTACCGAAGTAAAGAATTTTATTTGGAACCCAATCGCTGAATTCAATTTCTTTCTTGCCTTCAATGCTCTTCATACGCCAGTCTGGAGTAAACCTAGCACATTCAATATCCATTAACTGTTGAGCACGTTGCACCGCTTTGATATGACATTCGACATTATGCCCCATCATTAGTGCGTAACTGAAACTATCCCAACTAGTCTTGTTTGGAATCTTACCTAGCTTGTTAAGTCTCGGAACTTCGTGATAGTGTTCTGGATTCAAGTGATTAAACTTAACATCTCCGAGTTCGGCATCTGTCTTACGAACACCGTAATTGTAATATGCAATATCGCCCATGGTCAAACGGCTTCCGAATTCACTTTCAAAAGGAAACGGAATATCAAATCGTCCTGAAAGTGCTTTATTATCAGGAGCCTTGTCCATGATCACTGACCAACGCTTGTTGGTATGTTGTGCATTTGTGTAAACAAGTCCGTGAGCAGTAGCAATGAACGGGCTTGCACAGTCAAAACTGATTGTGAGTTCTGGATTGATGTGTTTACGGATCTGACGTTGAATTTGAGTTAGATAGCATGACCAATCTAATTGTGCTGTGCCCAAGAAGTGAATCCAGTTCTTGCCGTCTAGCATTCCTTCGTCACGCATGGTCATTAGACGTTTGAGTGTGATATCCATCTTACACATATTAGCACCACCAAATGCCCAACCTTCTGCTTCTTTTCCTGCAAATGGTCCTTTGGGATCGCTGAACTCTACAACGCCACGATACCACTTTTCTGCAGTATCCCAATCACCGCCTTGCAATACATTAAGCCACTTGGTAGCTCCCAACCGATTATCTAGAAAATACTTGTTATTATAACGAGTCTTTTCTAAACAGTCTTCGAATGTTTTCAATCCAGTCTTCGGACTGTGGATGTGATCACAGGCCCATGTAGGCACGTCTAACATCATTGACCAATCAGCAGTTGCTTCTAGCCATTCAAGAATCTTTTGACGTGTCTTGGTAGCTTCTGCACCTTCAAAGTTCAACCAATCAAACTTGAGAACACCTTTACCGATCTGATAACCACCGGAGTCGCCTAAAATCATTGTTTGTCCGCGATCACGCTGTTGTATCATGGATTCTTGATCCTGTGCTTTGATAACATCAAGTTGAGCGTGTCCTGCTGAATACAGAGCATACTTATAGGTAAAGTATCCTTGATCTGGATTAAGAAAGTTCATTCCTTCAATTCCTTGATCAAAGCCTGCAGGAATACGATCCTTTGGTACAAACTCTTCTAGTCGCTGTTTTGCAACATAGGTAGAATAAAAAGAACTAATTGCCGGCAGATATACTGCATAGTCCTTTTGTAATGGTGTTAGATTAACTGGTGGTTTCATTTAAGCAGCCTGTGCTGGGATAATATATTTGTAAGTTGCTAGTCCGCTATCTAGAGTGATCTGAATAGCACCTTCATTGCTCAACGACATCTTAGCAGTGTTGGTATCTGAAATCTTAAGTATGCTCAAGATCGGAGCAACTGGCCAAGTCCAACCGCGATCTAATTTGCCTGCAACATTCTGTGCAAACACAAACTCACCACCGTGTGTTGATGCATCACCGAATGTAAATTTAAGATTACCGCCTTCAGTTTTAGCAAGGAATGTGGGATGCTCTGAGTTAGCACCTGCTTGAAAGTTAAAACGAATCACAGAAGTCACTGATGGTTCGATTTCAACATCCCACTTAACACCACGAAACTTCACAGTCTTCATCTTTTCATTGATGATTTCTTGATTCATGAAGCGATAGTCGTTCTTGAAGTCGCCGTCTTTGTTTTCAAAGTGTAGACCTACTGGCAAAGTTTCGCCATTGCGTTCTGCTGTGGTGATACTGATCTTTGCACCTTCTTTGTATTCTGCACCTTCCAACAGATATTTCAACTTGTTCAGTTGCGGCATGCCAAACACACCAATCATATCTGGATACGGATTAGCAGTTTCTGCTTCCATGATCACTGAACGGTCATCTGCCATTGAGTTAATAGTTGTGCCTTTGTCTGTGCCTGTGACTTTAACTGTGGTCAAGAAGCCGAGGTTCTGTGTGTGGCTAACGATGTCTTGTAAAATATCTTTCATTAAGAATTCTCCTGTATATTAAGATTATATTTAGATCTTGAGAAAAAATCAACCTAGAAATCACTCAAAATCAAACAGTTTGTTAAATGTATTATCCGACCTTGTTGAACTGATGTCCCATTCCAAAACACCAATAAGGTTTCCTAACTTCTCATCTATCACAGTGGTTTCCATTTCTGCATCGTTGAAAGGAAGATCCTTGAACCACTGCGGCAATCTCAGTTCATCCACAGGATAGGCCACGGAAGTATGCCCCATAGGATTGTCTTTGATCTTGCATACAATTACTTTCATGCCATCTACAATCTGCATGGAGTATTTGTCATCCATCATACGCCGGAGAGTGTTCCAATTCAATGAAGCTCTAACATGCCCGGGCATGTTAGTCTTGCCTGCTTTTTTTTCTTTGGCAGCGTATTCTGTGATATTGTTGGCTCGCTTAGGCGAGCCCTTTTCCCAACCCGGTCGAGTTTTAAATTCTGTGCGAAAATCAGTGATATATTGCAGGATCTCTTCTTTGGTCACACCAGTTAGTGTCTTAGTCAGCACCTCACTCAAGAAGTCTTGTATAACAACCGGGGTATCTGAACGCTTGAGATCAAGCCCCATCGCTTTAATTTTTCCTGGTTTGCCTTCTGTGTCTGCTCGTTTGCCTTCTTTGTCGTAGTAGAGAACTGCGTATCGCTTTTTGGTGATGAACAGTCCTTTGCTTGCAACAATTTCGCGACCTGCTTTGATGACCTCGGCTCTGGTTCGAGGGACATGAAATGCGTCCTGCATGAATTTGACAAATGTGCCATTGACCGTATCTCCTATGGTATCGTAAAGTTCGACCACTGATTCTCTGTTCCAGGGAATCAGTCCCTTCTCAATGTCTTTTTTCAAGGTAGTATACGCTGAAAAATAACAAGAGTCTGTGTCACCGTAGATTACTGCTCGACCGATGTGATCATACTCTCCAGTGATAATTTCGTTTACTTTTGATGCCATGTGTTTGGCAATTTGTCTTCCGGTGAGAGTTGTGGACTGTCCAATTCTGTTATCAAAGAATCTACAGCCTGGATTTAAAATTGCACCATACAGACTGTTTAGTAGAATCTTCTTGACCAACTGTCGCTTGTCCCAGTATTCTTCTTCAATCTTGTTGCCGGCCTGGATACATTCTCGCAGTTTGGCCTGCATTTCTTTACGTTCTTTATACCAACGTGCTAGCAGTCCGGATATAACACCCTCAGTTTCATATGTGAATATAGTGCCGTTGGCTGAGATCATCCAAGGTTGATTGCTGTCAAATATAAGATCATAGGCCTGAGCCGCACTTAGCGTATCCGAGCCGCCACCTTCCCAATCGACAGTGACTTCACGACCCACTTCTCGATTCATCACAGCGGAATATTCAAGACTACCAAATATGCCTTCCCAAGCGGACGCAAATGATTTTCCTTTTGACATTTCTGCTGCAATAAAATCCTTGGTCCCATCCTGTCTCAACTGACCTACGATGGTTTCAGGACCCATATTCAAAGCCCGAATAGCACTAGGATACAGTGAGTTAATATCTAGCGAGCCGATCCACTCATGTATACCTTTCTTGGGATATGCAACGTAGGCACCAGCAGCTTGAGTGTCTCCGTGCTCTTCCATTTTTTTGCGATTAGGAACTATCATACCTCTGCGATGAGCTTCGTTGATGATAGCTTGTTCAGTCACAGCCACTGCACCCATAGTAGTTGCTAACAGCACTGTGTTTTCGTGTGCAATTGTATTGGCTAAGTCAATAAATTTCAGTTTCTTATCTAGATCATCTAACAGTTTACAATCGTTGATATTGTATTCAACGAATGTTTTAAAATCGTTGTTGTATAATTGATCCAATGTGCCTTCATACTGAGTCTTTCTCTGACCTAGTTCATATTCGGCAATAGCATCTAATCGATAGGTGTGACGTTCTTCATAGGTATACTTGCGATAAAGTTCAAGACTGTCTATATGCACACGGCCAATGAAGTCATATGTAGTGGCAGTTTTACCGAACTTTTCATATTCTCGTTTCTTAGGCAAACAATTCCATAGACAAAAACGTTTGGTATCTTCTTTACTGAGAACCTTGGTAACACGATTAACAGTATATGGAATATCAAAGCCTTCCGAGTTCCAACCACTCAGCACATCAGCATCTTGTATGAGATCCAAGAATGTGTTTAGCATGTCTGCTTCGTTGTCAAACAGCATGGTATTGGGAAATTCTTCAACCTGCTTGGTGGCTTCTGCCATGCTGAGTGTTTTGGGAGGTATGGCTAGACACACCATGGTCTCCATCCATTGTAGGTAGACAGCAATCGCAGTAATTGGCATGAACGCATCATCTGGTGATGCATAGCCACGTTCTGGATCAAAGTCTACCTCAATATCGAAAAACGCTACATTTAGCTTAGGTGCATCTTGATTGAGATAATTGTCTTCTAAACAACGATATATGGGATTAATATCGCTTTCGTGAAGTTTTTTGTTTGAATGTATGGCAAGTTCTTTGCGATGTTCTTTGACATTCTTTGAACTTACACGGCTAAGAGGTTCACGCTTAATGGATTGGAACTTGCCTTTGGGGTCGTTGTAATAGAATATATGTCTGGCAGGATAGTCTTTGAAATGCCTCTGCCCTTTGTCGTCACGCTCAACAACACGTATCATGTCATCGTCGCGATCGTAGTATGCGTCCACGAAACTCATTTTTTCTCCTATGCAATTTTAGGCTTGCAAATACCAATGTGCGGTTTATGGCCCGCCTACCTTCTTACTTTATTTAATTAATTAGCATTCTTGCTAGGCCGAATGTGTCAATTGCGGTTAGCAAGATGTAGTTAGCCAACATGCCAAACGATTTCCGAGTATAAGCAGCCCAAGCATACATGGCACAGCCAGCGATCCAAATAGGATACAACACAAGTAAAGGCGGATTGGGAACTGTAAGCGCCATAGTGATTGAGCAGCCGATACTAACAGCCCAGGCAAGCAGCTCAACAACAAAACGGAAGCGATTGCTGTGCCAGTCATCTCTGATCCAATCAAAAGTTGGTTTTAATAATTCATTCATTCAGGAAGTTTTTTAGTAACACCGAGAATCATTTCAATCTCGCTCCACTCTGCCTCATGGTCTTTCCAATTGTCTTTGTGTGCGATACGTATGGCTTTGTTGATCCAACTGGGTTTGATTTGTAATTCTTCTGCGACAGCTTTAACAGTTTCTTTAAGACCTTCATTGAGATCTTCTACTTCACGAAGCACATTAGATCCTTCGTTGATTAATCTTTCGAGTTTGGCTTTTTCTTCCGGTCCATACATTTTTGACATTTGTTCTCTCCTATACGACTATTATATAGTCATAAAAAAAGCCAGTCAATGATAGACTGGCTTTTTAACACTTTTTGGTTGAATTACTTTTGTGCTTCGCTTAGTACATCATACATTTCAAATACGCCACCGTTGCGTTCATAGACCAACCCTGCGTATAAGTCTGCTTTCATGCCTTCGCCTAGTTTGTTACGAGCTACACGCTCTGCCCATGTAAACAGAGCTTTGTCTACAGGATCAATTTGTTGCTGGCCGCCACTTTCTTGAACCAGTTGAACCATTTGTTTGAAAGATAATTTTGTTTCTACTGATTCAGCAACTACTTTCTTAGAAGTTGTTACTGATTCATTTTTCTTACCAAAGTATTTGGCCTGCTTGTCGCTCATACCTTTCTTGCTAGCTGGCTTGTCGCCGCCCTTTTCACCGGCAGCTTTCTTCATTGGCTCTTTCTTGTCGCCGTCTTTGTCGAGGTCTAGGAAATCTGGCTTAGATCCTTCTGCCATTTTTTCTTTCTTGGCCATTTTCTTTTTCTTATCAGCAGCTTCATCTTTCTTGGCTTCTACCATTTTCATGAATTTGCTTTTAAATTCTGGTTCTACACTTTCTTTTTTGGCTTTTTTCTTTGGCTTGTCTTCGTCATCAGCTTCTTTTTCTTCACTGCCACCATAGGCCTTGCTGCTCTTGTGAACAATGCCTGTTTTTGTTTTTTCAACAGTGCCAGT